TTGTTATGCCTTTTTATTTGTCGAAAAAAATTTTCTTTTTTTCAAAAAAGGGCTTGACAAACAGTAACAGGTTTATCGGGCAGATCAACCGCCCTCACAGACTCATTATACCACGCATTACCACTTTTTTCAACCACTTTTCCACTCAAATTCCCACAGGCACAACCTCGTCAATATCCACCTTCCGCTTAGGTTTAGCAATCCCCATAAACTGCTTATGGCACTCCCATAAATCAAGCAGCTCCCCGAACGGCATAAGCCACACCTCCTCCGAACCGAGGTGCAGCTGCGCCGTTCCGTAATAGAACAGCCGGGTAAATAGTTCTGCATCGTTCACTCGGCTGTTACTGCGTTTTTTGAGGTATCTTCACTTTCGATATTCCGCTTTGTGCCTTTCAGCATAGCTTCGGTGATAGCGTCCTTGTACTCTGCAAGCTCGCCAGGGGAGGTCAGAAGCTCCACGGTTTCCTCGGTGAGAAGCGGCTTTTTATCGCTGTTTCTTAGATTGTAGATTTCAATGCTCTGATTGCAAAGCAGCGTAATCAGCCAGATTATCTCGTCCAGAGCCATCTCCATATTCTCGGATTTCATCAGCTTATCGCCAAGGTTGTCAAGTCCGCCGTAACGGTTGGAAATAGCCTTTGTCGCCCTGGTGGTGAGAATCATTTCGTACTGCTCGCCGCCAATCGTTATTAAAGAACTGCGTTCATTCGTCATTGCTCATACCTCCGTTACTTGCCTGTTTCAGCGGGCTTTGCCGTGAATGTGGGTTCATACACAGACTTGTACCAACCCGTGATTACGCTGTCCGGAACGTTCTTCTCACCCTCGGTCGCTTCCGCTTTCCACGGGTGCTTACCGTTGCCGTCCGGCTTGTTTCTGCGGAGAACCGTTCCCTCAATTGTAGGTGTGGAAAACGTTATACTGTCACCCTTTGTCGCAAGCGAGGTTGACGGAATACCGAACTTGACCCTATAAAGCCAAAAATAGCGGTACTTGCCGTTGGATTTCTTCGCCCTGAATCCGATAGCCACGGGCTTACCGCCGTCCTCGCTGGTGGAAATGACCACGTTGTTGCTGTCAATGGTAGCGCCCGTCAGAACCGAAGCCGCGTCATTGCCTATATCGTCAACGCCAAGGGAAAGCGTACCGCTTTTGAACTCCTTGACGATTTCGGAAGCGCCGTCATCGGCGTAAAGAGTAGCTTCCGCAAGCTCCACGGAGAGGTCAGCCGAAATCGCCTTTGCAAGCGAAGCGGGAACTCCGTAGGTTTCGTTGCCGTCGCTGTCCTCGATGATTTCAGCGTAGAACAGCTTGTCAAGACCTATTGTTGCCATTTATATCTCCTCCATTTCATAGTTTTTCGCCGTATCAACGGCATAATGATGATAGCCCGTGTCATCCTCGTGACCGACATATTTTCGGGCGGTTACGGTAATATCCGCATTAAGCAGTGCATTCACCAGCCTGCTCACAGTGCGGGTGTAACCGCCCTTGCTGAACAGGGAAATGCGAACCTCCTGCACATCGGCAGTCGGCGCATTGTCTGCGTGAAGTTCAAAGCTGTCGTACAGCGGAGTGAATACCAAATATTCATCGGGAGCCTTTCCCGAATACACAGAGGTCTGCGCAGGAATTTTCAGTTTTTTAGCTATCGCAGAGAGTTCCGAAAGCAAACTCACAGCCCCTCGACCTCCTTTTCAAATGCGGATTTCATGGCTTCCACGCACTGCTTTTTCACAGCGGATTTCGCAGGTTTCAGAAACGGTTTCGCTGACTGACTGCTTGTGCCGTATTCGAGGATATTCGCTATCCTAGCATTGCTTGACCCGTCAGAGCGAGGTTCGGAGAATCCAACCTTGATGTCGTGATTTCCGTTTTTATCGACCATAACCGGAGATAAGCCGAGCGACCGTTCAAGTTCTCCGGTAGAGCGGGATTTACTTTTAGTTCCCGAACCTACAACGGATTTCAAATTGCTTTTGACCTTTGCAAGAGCAACCTCACCGCCCGCCTGTAATATCTTTTCGGCAATGCTGTCGGTCTGCGCTCCAAGCCGAGAAATTCTCGCGAGGAACTCATCAGGCATTTTAACATCTGCTTTAGCCACTCGGCCGCACCTCCTTGCACAGAACCTCGATATACATTCCTCTGCCTTTCACATCTTCGACAGAGGTTATCTCAAATACAGAATCGCCACAGAGCAATCGCATATCCGTGAATATTTTCACTCCCGGAATGGTACGAAAACGGAACAGGTCGGTAGCTTCGGAAAAGGCGGCTCGATTTGCCCATTTCTCGCTGCCGTGCCGTCCCTCACGATAAGCTCTGACTGTTGCGACAACAACATCGGATTTCGTCTGAAAGCCCTCGTCATCGAGCGTAACCCGTTTCTGCATTATCTGTATCTGCGCGTTCATCTTTCCGAAACTCATACTTTCCACCGCCTGTCCAGTCGCAGGAGCATATTCACTGTATCCCACACCTGTTTTCCTGCCTGAACATTATCTCCGAAAAAGCCGCCAGTCGAGCCATCGCGGCTCTCATAGAAATGCGAGGACAGCATTATTACTGCCTGTTCCGTGGTAGGCGGCATTGCGTTTTCTGAATAGTAATTCTCGGGCAAATGCTGATAGCTTTCGGCATAGAAAACAGCGGTGGTGATGAACCCGCTTATGAGTTCATCGTCCGCCGAGTGTTCAAGTATGAGGTTCTGCTTAACTTTCGTCAGTAATTCATTCATCACGAACCCGAGCCAGCTTTCATCTTGAGAATCTGCACAGCTTCGGGGAGAATGAGCTTGCCGTCAACACGCTCCTTTGCCACAAAGCCTACCATACCGTTGCCCGCGTACAGTTCCTTGAGTTCCGCAAAGGAACGAGTTCCGCGGTCGCCGATGTTGTAATAACTGAAATCACCGAATGCGATTACAGGCTTTCCTGCGGCGATAGTAGGAACATACGGAGAAGTGTAGACCTCGTAGCCGAACAGCCTGTCGACCTCGCCCGCCTGGAGGGACGGCTGCCAGAGATATGCGCCGTTGTTATCTTTCAGCTTGCGGAGCGCCGCAATGGTCTGGTCGTTCATGATGAACTTCGCATTCTTGCGGTAGGGACGTTTGAGGGAGTACACAAGGTTGATGATTTCGTCTGCGGTTATTGCAGTAGCGCTCGCCGCAGTTACAGCGACCTCGCCGCCCTTGTCGGAGAAGAGTCCGAGAGGCTTGCCAACGCCATCGCCGTTGAGGAAAGCGTCCTCCTCCGCATTGGACAGCGCCTTGCCGAACTGCTCGATTATGTAGCTTTCAAGCCCGAAAGCGTTGTCGTAGAGCAGTTCCTCGGTCACCTTGACCGCAACGTGCAGCTTGTGCGCGTCAAGGTTTATCTGCGCAAAGGTTGCGTCACCGAAAGACAGTGCGCCGCCCTCGTCAATCCACGCAGCGGCGGGCTTGGTCGCGGCGATGTTTATCTTGTGTTCGCCGCTGGTGGTGATGGTGTGACCCAGCTTTCGCATGATATTTTCCTCGGTCAGCGTGTCGATAAGGCGGCTGTCGTATTCTTCGGGTACAAGGTAACCGCCGTTAGCGTCAACGCCCTCGGAAAGCACATTGGACACCTGTCTGAAATTCGTGCGGAGCGCATTCAGCATTGCCGCCTTGTACTCATCGCTTGCTCTGCCGGACTTGGGCTTGTCACCGCCGTTCATAGGCTTGCCGGTGAGGGGTGTTGAAGTAGGCTTGGAAAGCTGCGCGTCCATAGCCGCCATCTGCTCCATGCGCTCGATTTCAGCGCCGTAGTCCTTTATCTTCTGTTCCATTTCAGCGTAAGAAGCCGCGTCCTCTGCGGATAAAAGCCCGTCCTTGTCGCGCTTGGTTTCAACGAAAGCCTTTGCTGCTTCCCATGCCTTATTGCGCTTTTCGCGCAGTTCAAGAATTGTCATTTTCGTTACCTCCAATTTCTGATTAAATCAAGCCGGGAAAATAAATCCTCGGCTTTTGTTTTATGTTCGGTTTTCGGCGCTATATGGCACTTTTCCGCAATTCTTCCCATAAGGAAATTTACCACCTGCGCTTCGGAATACATAATCGAATCTGCGGCGGGCGCTTCGGTAGTTTCTTCGCGGGCAAGAATATCGTCCGCAAAGCCGAGTTCAACCGCCTTGTTTGCATTCATCCATGTTTCAGCGTCCATGAGGTGCGAGATTTTCGTGCGGCTCATTCCCGTCTTGATTTCATATGCGTTCATAATGCTTTCCTTGACCTCGGCAAGCATATCTATCGCCTTGTGCATTTCGGCTGTGTCGCCCATAGCAATCGTCATGGGATTGTGTATCATCAGCATGGAAACCGGGGACATCAGCACCTTGTTTCCCGCCATAGCGATAACACTTGCGGCGCTTGCTGCGATACCGTCAATTTTCACAGTTACGTTGCCCTTGTAGTCCATCAGCATATTATAGATTTGCGCCGCTGCCACACAGTCACCGCCGGGCGAGTTTATCCAGACGGTTATATCTCCGCTGCCGGACAGCAGTTCCTCCTTGAAAAGCTGCGGTGTGACGTCATCGTCAAACCAACTTTCATCTGCGATAGTGCCGTTGAGGAACAGCGTTCTCTCCGTGGTCTGCTCCTGCGTTTCTTCGTTCTGTATCATCTTGTTCGTCCACTTCCAGAATTTCTTCATCGGAATCCTCCTTTCCATTTGTCGATGCGAAAATACCCGCATCGGCAAGCTTAGTCATATTGCCGTTTATGAGATAAAGGTCGCCGCCGTCCTCGGCAGGGATACGGTCGAGGTTTTCAAGTTCCCGAATGTCGTTTGCAGACAGCCAGCCGTTCTGACGGGCAGTAGCGTAACCACTCATGCGGCTTGCGTAGTCGCCGCGCAGCAGACCGTCAACATTGAACTTGATGAAATACTCCCGTTTCTCGCTCGGAGTGAGCAGCGAACGCACCATACTTTGTTCCCACCGAACAAGCCACGGTTCAAGGGTGTATTTCACGAACTCCAGCGACTGCTGCTCGATATTAGAAAAGCTCGATTTTTCGAGGTCGCCCACCATGTGGGGAGGAACTCTGAAAATTCGAGCAATTTCATTGATTTGGAATTTGCGGGTTTCAAGGAACTGCGCCTGCTCGGGTGAAATGCTTATGGGAGAGTATTTCATGCCCTCTTCAAGCACAGCAACCTTGTTTGCGTTGTGTGAACCGCCGAATGTTGCATTCCAGCTTTCGCGGACTTTATCCGGATTCTTCAGCGTTCCGGGGTGTTCAAGTACACCGCTGGGAGCAGCGCCGTTCGCAAAGAACTTAGCTCCGAACTCCTCGGTTGCAATTGCAAGCCCGATAGCGTTCTTCGCCATTGCGATCGGCGAGTAGCCAACAAGCCCGTCAAAGCCAAGACCGGGGATATGCAGAACACCGCCCGGCGAGAGAATGACTTCGTATTCCTTGCTGCGGATTGCTTCGTCTGGGCCACGGTAGTATTTGTAGTACAGCGTTCCATTGGAATCACGGTCAACCGACATTCGGTTCGGCATTAAAGGATACAGAGCAATGACCTCGCCCTTTCCATTGCGGATAATCTGCGCATAAGCGTTGCCCCACAGGAGCAGGTGCGTCATAAGCGTTTCACGGAAAACGAACGAGGTCATTTCGGGGTTCGGCTCGTCATGCAAGAGGAAATAGAGCGGGTTGTCGATAGCCTTTTCTTTTCCGGCAGAAGCTGCCCCCAGTCCGTCCGAACGATATTTGTAAACGTGCAAGGGCAGTCCCGCTACCGCTTCCGACAGCACACGAACGCAGGAATACACCGCAGTCATCTGCATAGCGGAGCGTTCGGTTACGTTCTTTCCTGCGGTAGAGCCGCCCATGCAGAAACGGTATGCACCGCCTGCGGTGCTGTTTTGGGGCTTGTCCCTGGAATGAAATAAGCCGCTGAAAATCTTCATGTAGTCAGTCCTTTCGTAAATCGGGCAAAAGAAAAGCACCTGCCCATAGACAGATGCTTGAAATTTGCCAGTTGTTAAAAATTCTATGCCATCAGATGAAATAAAAACGCATTGCTTACTCGTCCAGTAGCCAGTCAATCAGCCTTTCCGACTTAATTCCATCGTATGAATTATCAAGTCCCGGGTCAAGTGACAAAACGATTTTTTCATAGTTATCGCGGATTTTCTGCAAGGGTGCGAGTTCTCTTTTGCGAACGTCCTCGCTTTGCATGGATTCTGTGACCTGGATATACTTTTTGTCATCCGCAGATGCGGCAATGAAGTCTACCTCGGCATTATCGATTTTACCGATTGCTACATCGTAACCACGGCGCAGAAGTTCAAAGTACACGATATTTTCAATCGCGTGTCCGCTGTCCCGGTTTCGGAAACCAAGCAGATAATTCCGAAGCCCGATATCAACGATATAATACTTGCCAAGGGTACGAAGGTACTCCTTGCCCTTGATATCGAACCGTTTTATTTCATAGAAGAAATAGCTTTCCATCAGCGCGTTTACATACGCTTGAACCGTGTGTACGCTCGGAGTTCCTTTCCGTTTACCATCTTCCAGCAGCCCCTCGTTCATCAGGGTATTGCCAATGGATGAGATTGAAACGCTGCTTCCAATGTTGTCAGCAAGAAACAGAATGATTTTACGAAGAAGCACCGGGTCTGTAATCTGTCTTTGCCCACGCCGCTTCTCACGCTCAAGAATATCCCGAACCACGACAGTGGAGTAAATTCCGTCAAGAAGCGTCAGTGCCTTTTCCTGGTCAAGACCCACATCGGCAATGCCCGGCATTCCTCCGAAACGCATAAAAGCGTCAAAGACTTCCTGCACCTCGTATCTCTCGCCGTTTTTATCAAATACCTGTCGGTGAAGTCCTCCAAGTGCGCTCTGTGTTTCCCTGACCTCAAAGTCATGAAAAGACAGGAATTCTCTGAAAGACAACGGGAGCATTTTTATTTCCACGCACCGTCCGGAGAGATAGGTGGAGTATTCTGATGAAAGAAGATAAGCATTTGACCCTGTGACATAGATATCGCAATCCAGGTCCACACGAAAAGCGTTGATGGCGTCCTCCCATTTCTCAATTCTTTGCAGCTCATCAAAAAAAAGGTACATACGCTTGCCGGGTACAGTGCGCTCTTTTACATAGTCATATACATCATCTGAGGTCATATTTCTGAAATCGTGTGATTCGAAATTCATCTCTACGATATGTTCCGGTGCAACGCCGCTTTCCTTGAGATGAGCGACCATCAGCTTTAGCAAGCTGGACTTTCCGCAGCGTCGAATGCCTGTAATTACCTTAACCGATTCGGTATCCTGAAAACTGATCAGCTTTTTCAGATACCGATCCCGTTTTTTCAGTTCGTGGGATCCTATCATGGCACATTCCTCCTATTAGCATTAGTATAGCACAAACTTTTGAAAATATCAAGTCTTTGCTATCAAATGCAAAAACTTTTGATTTTCAACGGGAATTGCACACAACTATATAAACAATAGCCCTCTGTCATCATACACACTCGCCCCGTGGTCGTTCCCACAGCGGATAGCACGATCAAGCGCCATAATTGTTGCTACAGCGCCGTCAATCTTCTCGGTGGACTTTTCCTTGTCTGCCTTGATGTTTCCGGCGGGGTCTGTGCGAATGAAAATGTTATCCATATTCCACCGCAGAACCGGATGACCGCCGTGGGCTATTTTCTGTTCAAGCACCAGTTTCATCAGCTCCTTTGTCGGCGGGGACATATCCTTGAAACCCTGTCCGAAAGGCACTACGGTAAAACCCATGCCCTCAAGATTCTGAACCATCTGCACTGCACCCCAGCGGTCGAAAGCTATCTCTCGGATATTGAATCGTTCTCTGAGCTTTTCAATGAACTGTTCGATGAAGCCGTAGTGAACCACATTGCCCTCGGTGGTCTGCAAGTAACCTTGGCGTTCCCACACATCATAGGGGACATGGTCACGGTTTACACGCAGGGTCAGATTATCCTCGGGAATCCAGAAGTACGGCAAGATAATGTATTTATCTTCTTCATCAAGCGGAGGGAACACAAGCACAAAAGCCGTTATATCCGTAGTAGATGAAAGGTCAAGACCGCCGTAGCAAATTCTACCCTCAAGTTCGTCCTCGTCAACGGAGAATGTACACTTGTCCCATTTCTCCATCGGCATCCAACGAACCGCCTGCTTTACCCACTGGTTCAAGCGAAGCTGTCGGAAAGCGTTCTCCTCGCCGGGGTTTTGTTTTGCCGACTCGCAAGCGGCTTTGACCTTGTCGATACCGACCGTAATGTCAAGGCTCGGGTTGGCTTTCTTCCACACTTTCGGGTCAGTCCAGTCATCGGATTCATCAGCGCCGTAAATCACGGGATAAAAAGTAGGGTCGATTTTCCGACCCTCGATTATGTCTTTGGCTTTCTGGTGCGTTTCGTAGCAAATGCTGTGAGTGTCAGTTCCGGCTGTGGTTATAAGGAAGTACAGCGGCTGCATTCGGGCGTCGCCGGAGCCTTTCGTCATTACATCAAACAGCTTGCGGTTCGGCTGGGTGTGCAGCTCGTCAAACACAACTCCGTGGATATTGAAGCCGTGTTTTGAATAGGCTTCGGCAGACAGCACTTGATAGAACGAGTTGGTTGGTGTGTATATGAGTCGTTTCTGCGATGCTAAAATCTTCACTCGCTTAGAAAGCGCAGGACACATTCGCACCATATCCGCTGCGACATCAAACACGATAGCCGCCTGCTGTCTGTCAGCGGCGCAGCCGTAAACCTCCGCGCGTTCCTCTCCATCGCCGCAGGTGAGGAGCAGCGCAACGGCGGCGGCAAGCTCGGATTTGCCCTGCTTTTTCGGTATCTCAATGTACGCCGTGTTGAACTGCCGGTAACCGTTCGGTTTCAGCGTTCC